CCAGAAGTAGGTTTAATGGAATGTGATGGATTTTCTAAATATGTTGCTGAAAATGGAAAATGTTTAAATCCTGACGGAAATAAAATATGTCGTGAAGGATGGCTTTTAGTAACGAATGATTTTGTGCCTGATGATGTTCCTAAAGAAGAAGCAGAATATTATGGTTCAAGTAAAGGTGACTATGAATGTTTACCAAATAATGGTGGTTGTGTAGAAATATAATGAATAATAAAATGTTTATTTTACTTTTGTGTATTATTGTTTTATTAGCAGTTGCGGTGTTTGGGACTACTGATTACTTTATTTTACAGAAGGACATGATGAGAGTTCAACCAGCAGATACTGCTCCCGAAACTTGTGATGCAACAATTCTTGGAGCTATTTATTTCGATATTAGCGAGGATGATATGTGCGTTTGTAAATCAAGTGGTTGGAAAGTAATGACTGATGGGAGCGCATGTACTTAAAGAGGAAAATAAGATGGTTGATAAAACATTCATAAAAATAACAAACAGGGATATTTACACAAAACTTTGCGATGTTGAAACACATGTTATAGTTACTAATGGTCAAGTTAAGATTAATAAACTACTGTCAAGAATAGCTCTTATATTAGCTGTGGTTGCGATAGGTATTCTTACAGGGATTAATTTAACAGGTATTGGTGTGATTTAAATGAGTGATGTAATTAGTGTTCCTGTGATTCGAAATGTGAAATGGGTTGTTGATAAGCCTGTTGTTGTTAGTGTTAATGATGTTATTGATAAACCTGTGTTGAGGAGTGATTGAAAATGAGCCAGAAAATTGTATGGATTGAACCTGCGAGTACTAGTGTAACTAATGTTGAAGTTAATTATTGTGATACTAAATATGGAACTTATGCGGTTTCTACTACTATGAGCGCTACTAGTGATGGCAGTGCTAAAACATCTGCTAATACTTGGGTTACTAATTATAATGATGCCAGTGGTAATAAAACTTATTGGTATAAGATTAGGTTTTATGATGGAACTTATTATTCTGATTATTCAGAGCCTATTACGGGCATAGAAGAAACTGGTTTGTGCAGTGTTAGTGAAATTAAGGATGTTGTTGATACTGTTGGTCGTTGGAGTGATGGCGAAGTTCAGGACATTATTAATGAGGTTACTGAGGAAATTTATGAGGAGATGGGCAAGCCAATTTCTGCTGTTGTTTCAGGCATTGGTAAAATTGATAGTACATATCAGGCTGATTATTATGTTGGCGAACGAAATATTTATAGAGTTGACCGTGTTTTTTATGGCACAACTAGTAAGAGTGAAGTGTTTTTAGATGACGGTTTTAGTACTAATGTGAAAGAGGGCATGATTAGGTTGGCTACAACTGGTACATCTGCCGTTACTCTGGCGGGTGAGTGTGATGTTGAGATAGAATATGTGCCTAAGATTATTAACAGGTATGCTAAGTATTTGACTGCTAAGAGATTGCTTGAGCAAGTTGATTCTACTAGTGGCGGTGAGATTAGTAAAGAGTTGGGGGTTATTGATTCTAAACTTAATGCGACCTCACAGTTGTTAAATAACAAGTATTGTATGGCCATTACTACTGATTATCAGAATTATAATAGTAAGTATGGCGTTAATAAAAAACTTATTGTTCAAGACCACGATAGGAATACTTATCTTGGTCTTCATGGATGGGATTGAATATGGTGAAGATAGATACTAAAAAAAAGTTACATAAAAAGCGTAATCAGAAGTTGAATATGGCGGAAACAAAATCTAAACGAGTTGATAAGGCGTTTGGTCTTGATACTGATGAAGCTAAAAGAGCTGTTGCTGTAAAGTATACGATTGACGTAAACAAGCGTCAGGGTTTAAATGATGAACCAAAAATGACCAAATAGATAGATTTATATAGTAGAAGATTCATTACTTAATATATAAATAGAGTTGTTATTGGTTATCGAAGATTTCCAATATTCTGCTCCGGTGGGGCAATAATTGATTTCAGGGGATTATGATGGACAGTATAAGTTGTATGAAGATAGTTCGTGATAGCTTACGAACAAATTTAACAGACCCTTATGCCACTGCTGGTGGTAATTCTAGAGATAGTTCTACGTGGATTTTTTGTGCTAATGAACCTCATTCTGCTGTTAAGTATCCTCAGATTGAATTGGGGAAACTAGACAATCCTACAGAAGTTATAGATATTGGTTATAATTACATGGAGTTTGAAGAACTTTATATTAATGTTTGGTTTTATACTAAGAACGGTTTTAAAGTAACAATTGGTGGTATCGAATATACTAATGGGCAGTTGGTGGAGTATTATCAAGGGTTGATTAAAACTACTTTAAAAGCGCAGGCGTCCACATTACATGATGCTGACGCTAAGATGTATAAACATATTAATACAAGCAAGTATGGATATGATAAAGACACGCAGATGTATTATGGAAATGTTGTAGTGAGGCTTGCATATTTCAATCGGTGAATGAAATGGTTAGGGTTACACACACAACTACTAGAAGCGGACCTACACCTTTAGAAGTTATTAAGTTACATAAGAATTTAAGATATGACATTGTTAAGGAAGTTGTCAGTATTGGCGAAGCTGAAGCTCAGAAGGTTTTAGCTGAGAAACGAAAAAGTCCTTCGGATAGCAGTCCATTAGTTGATAGTTTTGTTGCGTTCGCCGGGCTTACTGGTGATAATGTTGTTGGATATATTCAGTCTGGAGGAAATCTTGCTCCGTATGCCGTATATGTTGATAGAGGGCATAAGTTAAGAAATGGTAATGATTGGAAAGGGTATGCGTTTATGAAAGCAGGAGCTAAAAAAATGGAAGAAGTACTTCCCATAATTACTCTTAAAAAGATTAAAGAAATGAATAATAGAGGGGTATTGAAATGACACGAATTATATATAATGGAAAAGTTTCTCCCTGTCGTATTAAAGCTGGTGACGCTTCATTTGATGATTTAAAGAATGGCGACATTTTAGATATTGGTGATAGTACAGCAAAGAGATTATTAAAAAATAAATATTTCAGTTTAGTTACGTCTTCTGAAAAGAAGGTTGAAGAAAGCGTTGTTGATTATGATTTGAACAATGATGGCGTTTTCGATAGTAGAGATAAAAGTATTGCGGGTAAAGTATTATCTGCTAGTAAAAATAAATGAGAGGAGAAAAAACAAAAGAACAATTATTCATACATAAATATGAATTAATTACAGAGGGTAAAAATGATAAATAAAAAAATTATAGGTGGCTATTATGACTAATACCGGCTACAAGCAAAGTTTATATTGGGCGAACGAAACAAATTATGGTTCTACCGCTACAGTTAATAGAGCATTTGGATTGGTGCAAAGCGTTAATCCTACAGAAACAAATTCATTGATAAAAGTTAGAACTCTTGGTGGCAACAGAGATTATAGTAACATAGTTCCGGGCAAGTTTGAAGTTAGCGGAAGTTTTGAATATTTTTTACAAGACTGTGCTTTTTTAAGACAAGGTTGGAGTGAAGATACTGCCAGTACGGCTACTGTGGATTCAGGTCCTAAGATTCATACTGGTGCAAGTTACTTACACGTTTTAGGAAGTGCGGCTTCTCCTTTGGTTGACGATTTTCCAAGTTTCACTATGGAATTTTCAGATGATGAGAGTACTGCTGGAACATACAACTTACATAGAACTTATAGAGGTTGTAGAGTTAATAACATGACTGTCAGTGCTAGTGTTGATGAACCAGTTAAAATAGCTGTTGATTGGATGGCTCAGGGAGTTACAATGTCTACATCTGGGGCTACAAGTGTCACAGAAGGAACCGAAGACCCATTCGTATTTTATCAGGGAGTAGTTTATTCTACATCTGGAGCTATTACTGCGTATGATACAGTTGAAAGTACTTCTAGGATTGCTGAGGTTAACAGTTTTGATGTTAGTGTTAATAACAACTTAGAAGCTGTTTGGTATATTAGCGGAACTACAAATGCTTATCATACTAAGAGAGAACTTAAGAAGCTTGTTCCTAAAGGAAGAGATTATGAAGCTAATTTAGGGTTGCACTTTGCTGATAAGACGATGTATCAAAGATTTTTGGGTTCAGATACAGCTACAACTTCACAGACTACTTTAAGCGAGTATCAGGTTGCTCTTGATTTTGTTAGAACAGGAACTATTGGCGCTACGCCTAAAGTTGCGACTGATGATTGGTTTAGAATAATTTTGAGAAGTTGTAAGTTTAACGATATTAATATTGCTGGTGCTCCTGAGGACATTGTGTCTCAGAATATTGGCGTATTTGTTGAGGCTTCAAAGCTTTATGTCGTTGACAATGATGACTCATATAGCGATTAAACATAATCGTTAATTTTTTTTCTTTTTTTAATTTTAAATATAAATAGATGAAAGGTGATGAAAAAAAATGGTATTGAAAAAAGAATCAACATTGTTTTCAAGAGATGAGAAAGGCGTGTTAATTCCTCAAGAAGTTAAGTTAATTGTTGATGAGAATGATAAAGAGCAACTTCCTTTTAAGGGAGAAACTGTTATTATTATTCCTATGATTAAGGCTGAGTTAAAGAAAGCTTTTAATGAAGCAGGAACGAAGGACGCTGATGGTAACGATATTGACGTGGATGGCAAGATAATTTTAAAGTATTGTATCAACCCTAAGTATGAAGAGAAGGATTTGCAGGATTTGAAAGGAATCGGAACAGCTATTGTTAACACGATTTTATTTGAGAGTGGTGTTGATGTTTCTAAGAATAAGAATTTGAAGAAAGCTATTGAGAAAAAAGAGGACGATTTCGGAAAAAACTGAGAGCGATTAAGTCTAAACGTGAAGAAGGGGACTTAATTTTGTTTTTACACCGTAGAGGTTATAACTTCTTCAATATTGGCGGTCTTACTTGGACAGAGATTGATGTTTTAGTAGACTCTTGGAATAGGGAACAGAGAGAAAAAGAGAGACAGTACAAAAAGAATAGTAAAAAGAGCAAGAAAAGGTAGTGTTTAATGGGGTTGGATAACGTTATTACAGAGAAGTTTGCGTTCACTAGTAGTGGTGCTACTGGTGTAGTTTCTAATTATAAACAGGTTACTGCTGAGTCTTCTAAATTAACTAGTGCTGTTGGTAAACAAGCTACCAGTACTGCGGTTGCTACTGCTTCTGCTGGAAAACTTGGTGGAGCTTTAGCTGGTTTGAAAGCTCAGGCTTCTGCTGTTAATGCAAGAGTTCTTGCTATGAACAAAAGTCTTGCTAATCTTCGTTGGGCTATGGTCAATGTTATGTTTGTTGGGGCCGCGTTAGCTGGCATTGCCGCTCCGTTTGTGATTATGGCTAAGAACTTTACGGAGTTCGAGAAAGGCGTTTACAAAATTAGTGCCGCAACTGGAGAGGCCGCTGAGTCCATTAAAGGTAAATTAATGGATGCCGCTAGTGGTAGTGTGTTCGCTCTTGATGATATTTCTGCTTCTTTTTTGGAAATTAATAAAGCTGGTTTTGAAGCCGCTGACGCTATGACTGTTGTTAAAAACGCTCAAAGTTTGGCTCTTGCTGGTTTTAGTGATTTAGATGATGCCGCTAATTTGTTAATTACTACACTTCACGCTTATAATATGAGTGGTGCTGAAGCTGGTTATGTTACTGAGGTTATTGCTAAGGTTGCTAATGCTACTGCTTCTGATGTTGAAACTTTAGGCACAGCGCTTTCTTATGTTGTTGGTAATGCTAGTCAGTTAGGTATTACTTTGCCTGAAGTTATTGGTATGCTTGGGGTTTTGCAAAATGCTGGTCTGACTTCTAGTAAAGCTGGTACTTCTTTAAACCAAGCTTTACAATCACTTATTAAGCCGGGGGCTCAAGCTTCTGATATTATGGAAAGACTTGGCGTTGCTTGGCAGGATAGTAGTGGTAAGGCTAGAAATACTGTTGCTGTTCTTGATGATTTAAGAACTGCTACTAATGGTTTGTCAAATAGTGCCGAGGTTCTCGCAAATATTTTTGGTGCTAGAGGCGCTAGAGCTGTTAATATGTTGTTCAATCAGGCTAATGCGGCCGGTGAAAGTATTTCAGATATGGCCATGCAATTACAAATGGCTGGTGGTGTTAGTGATAATGTTGCTACACAAATGGAAAGTAATGCTAATCGTATGGCTCAAGCGTGGAATAGTTTAAGAAACGTTTTTGCGACAAGCAAGACAGCAGAGTTTTTTTCCAATCTTGGAACTCACGCTATTAGAGGAGCTGATTTAGTTGTTCGAGCTATTGATATGATTGTTGAAAAACAAAAAAGTATGGAGGGTATTAAAGAACAGATAAAATATTTTAAGTATGGAAATCTGGGCGCGATTGCTTACGGAGTTAAAAATTTAGCTGGAGCTGGTAAAGAGATTAATACTGAGCGAGAGGATGAAGCTTCGTATCAAACTTTGTCTGCTCTCGGAAAATTATACGCAGATATTGCTAAAGCGAAAGAAGAAGGTAGAAAAGAAGATGCTAAAGCTTTGGAATCGCAGGCTGACTTGCTGAAAGTTAGAGAAGAATTACATACGTTAACTATGGAGGCGTTTGAAGAGCAGGCTAAGTCTACAGGCGTTGCGAAAGAAAACGCCAAAGAAGAATATGATAATTATGGTAGAGTAGGTTCTAGAATTGAAGAAATTATGCAGTTGCAGAAATTGTACAATATTACCGTTGCTGAAGCTGTGGATATGCTTCTTGGAATGGAAGATGTTGGCAAGTATTTTGAGATTAGCACTGCTGAGGCTAATAAGTTAGCTAAAGCCATTGAAAAAGTTGGCGATTATTGGGCTGATTTTTGGAAGAGCATAAGACAATCTGGTGAGAATAGTCAGATTAGAAAAATTTCTAGTTGGATTGATGATATTGATGTCGGTCGTGATATGGAAACTGATGCTATGCGTGAAGGTGGTGCTGGCGAGGGAGCTATAAGTGAAGCTTCTCGGTCTTATCAGGAAATGATTAATGTGCTTTCAGATTATAGAGAAAATATGCGAGATGTTCAAGCTGAAGTTGATGATTTAAATGATGATTTGCGCGCTATGGACGCATTGATTAAACAAACAACTGTTAGTTTAAAGGCTGAGAAACGAGAACTGAAATCTTGGCAAAACCAATTAGATGATATTAATGATACTATTAGCGATTTAACAAGTGCTAGGTTTAAAGACCAAACGGCTACTGAAGCTTTAATGTCTGCCGGTGAGAGATGGCTTAAGAAAGAAGAACTTGCTGAAAGAGGTATTACTGATGCTCATGGTTACATTCAAGAAATGTTAGGTAAGAGTGAACATGGTTATTATAAATTATTTGATAGTATTACTGCTGTTAATAATGCCGCCAATGATGGTATGCTTACTTATAAGGCGTGGCGTGAAACGGTTAGCGCGTTTATTGAAGAAACTGTTGCCAGTGGTAATAAGTTAGGTTCTAATGTTAGCGGTTCTGTTACTCAATATCAGACTATGCTTATGGGCACTACAGAATATCAGGAAGATTCTGGTGCTGAGAGTGATAGAATTAATGAAGTTGAACAAGTTATTAGAAATTTAAAAGATTCGTATGCAGTTTATTATGGAGAAATGCAAGATGACGTAGCATATTCTGTTCAGGCTCATGAAGATGAAGCTAAGGGCGTTTATGAAAGTAGTGAGCAAGTGGTTAGTGCGTTGAAAAATGAGTGGGTTGCTCAGAGTCAGGCCGCCGCTATGGTCAAAATTCATCAGGGTAGAGTTGACGCATTGACATTATCATTGGAAAATCAACGGTCTGCTTATGACGGCATTAAGACTAAGATTGATGAGTTGAAAAGTAAGTTTGATGAATTGATTAGTAAAGCTAAAGCGGCATTACAGGCTATGCAGGCAGCTCTTGAGATGAAAGACGCTAAACGAGAAGCCGCTTTAGGGGAAGAATCGTCTTCTAGCGGTTCAGCTTTACTTAGTTCATCGTATGACCCAAAAAATACTCAAGAGTATGAAGATTCGAGAAGCGCGTATATGGCAGATGTTTTTAAACTGCAAGGGGAGACTAATATGAGTAAGGGATATGATGTGGATTCTTGGAAGGTGAATGGAACTCCTAAAGTTGATAGACCCGTTTCTGATAATAATGCCCAACCGGGCGTCAGTATTGCTAATGTCATTATTCAGGGCGTTACTGGCAGTGCTAGTGATTTTGCGGACGCATTTGTTAGAGAAATACAGAGAGAAACGAGGACGTTATAAAATGGGATATTCAAACTATATTATTTTTGGAGGGGTTGTTTTACACGTTAAGAATTGCGTTCCGTTTACTAGACAAAAAAAGTATAAACAAGTTATGGGTAAGAGTTTAGCGCAAGTAGATATTATTGGGTTGGACGACCAACAGACTGAATTAAGTATTACAGGAGACATTTATGGAACAACACAAACTAATTTAGATACTAATAGAGCAAGTATACAAGCGTTGGATGTTGCGAGTGCGTTTGTTTTAGTTGATGGTTTACATGATGGCACTTATTATATTGTGCCGAGCAGTTTAAAATTTCAAGATAATGCCAATGAAGACGCTGGAATGAAGTATAGTTTTAGTATGCAGTTGGTTGAGGAATGATTCTACATGACAGAGTATAAATACAAAGGACTAGTAATATTGTTAACAATGGTGTTGTTAGGTGGGGCTGTGTTCACAGTAAGTATTTTAGATGATAGAGTTGTTGTTGAGCTTCCAGTTAGTGAAGGGTGTGATGATGGTCTTACTTTAATTGTTCATGATGATTATATGAAAGTAAAATGTGGTTGGCATGTTGTTTTTGAGAGTAAAGAGTATGTTGATTATTGGCGTACTTATGGTGTTAATGAAGACACAGGTGAGGATGCTTGGTGGGTGCAAGATAATAGAAAAGCAAGTTTAATTGATGTTTATGTTGTGGATGAAACCCCCGGTTATTTCGTTGTTAGAAAAGAAGTCCCTTATTATAAAGGTTATAGTGGCACTGATGGTTTATTAGTTATTGATTACATTTTTACTAGTGATAAAATTAAGTGGAATTATAATTTCACTCATGAGAACACAGCTAAACATAGAATAAGACTTAAAATTATAAAAGATAGAACTGATGATTATGAATACGATTTTAGCCCTGATGATATGTTGTATGTTGGTATGGTTGACGGCGAACATCATTATGGGAATATTAAGGGCAATTTATTTATTGACCCAGTAATTCAGATAGCTAGTGAAGGCCAGTACCAGCAAAGTTTCTGGGAGCCTTTTGATAACGAAACAGATATTCAATCTAAAACAAATGTTACAATAAGTGGTGGATTAGCTAGTTTATATTCTAATGATACTGGTTATGTTTATTCTACTAATATTAGTGTTGGTACTAATTGGAGTAGAGTTAATTTAACTACTAAAACTTGGGATGATGGTGTTGGTAATAACGGCAGTGTTAAATGCAATGTCAGTCAAGATAATAGTACGTGGTTTGATTTAAGCAATGTTGGCGATTCCAAACTTTTTTCTACAACTACTCAATACTTTTTTTATCAGTGTTTTTTGGATAATAATGGTACTACTAATGTTAGTATTGACAGTCTTAATTTTACTTTTGGAGAAGCTATTTGGGTTGAAAGTGTTAATGTTACCCCGCTAAACCCTTTTATTAATAGTGTGTTAACTTGCAATTACCAATTTTTTACTACAATAGGGGCGGATGAAAGTGTGGTTAATTGGTATGTTAATGGCGCGATTACTTCAAGTGAATGGACAGATGTTGATGCAACAAAAAATATAACGACAGATAAGAATGAACTTGGGGGGAGTGGTTGTTTTTATGTAGCTTATCCAGCGGCAAACGGGAATGATGGAAATTTTGCTACTTATGCTCTTACTGATAATAGTGTGTGTATGGATTATAGAGCTAATTATACGTTAGAAAGAAATACTTCTAATGTTAGTCTTGTTAGTAAAGGGAGCGCTCAAAAAAATTATTGTTGGAATTGGTCGGAAAGTGATTGGATTTATTTGGGACAAAATGATTTAATCGACTTTGATAATATAAGCACGTATTCTGTTGTTGATGATTGTGTTGTTGATAATGAAGTAAATACTAAAATTACTATGTTGACTGCATTTGATAGGAAATTTTATGAAGCGGGATTAACATATACAACAGTGTCTCCTTCTTTAGATAGTTCTTCTTTTGCACAAAACGATGATGTTTTTTGTAAAGTAACTCCTTATGATGGAACAACTTACGGTGTAACATTAAATTCATCTAACACAGTAAGTATTAATTACACAGGTGCTTTAAATTTCACAGTTGAAGGATATAATATTACTAAGAAGTTTGAACAAAGCACTAGTCCAAATATTAGTTGCACGATTTATGACACAATTGATGGAGCAGAAGTTTCGACAGTTGAGGCATGCATATCTATTGACCTTGAAGGTTACGGAACAAATTATGTTTGTGATAACGGAACTGTTAATGTAACTTGGGAGATTCCTTATGTTAGTTTGACTAAGTGGAACACTTCGGTCACGAGTATTAATGCTACTGATAATGGCACTATTACATTTGATTTAGAAGATTATTATAATGTTCTTAATTTAACATTTGATTTGTGGAATTATAATTATACTGAAGATGCTACGTTAGATGTGTTAAATGATAATAGCGTTGAAATTAATTTAAGAGGTAATTTCAGCGAGGACTGGCTTAATGAGAATAGATTTGCAGATGATAATGTTAGTAAGGAATTTTTCTTATTGACAAGTACAAGTGTTAGTCATAATTTATTATTGAGCACTGCTGGTAATTTTACTGAGAATATTACTTTAACTATTAATGCTTCAGAGAGTAATCCTGTTGAACTTGATTATGAGGAAACATGGTTGTCTGATGAATACTTTAATGATACTGGCAGTTATAATGGGGCGTTGCCCGTATTTGTGTTAGATTCTTTGACCTCTGAGCGTAGTGGACGATGGAATTTCGATATTACTGGCGGGGGTACTGCCAGTTATGACGCAATCGATGAAAGAGTAGAGTCTTATAGTTATTCATATACTGATTGGTGCCCTTCTTCTACTTCTATTGAGGAAACTGATAATTCATGGGCAAACACTAAAGATGCGGTTATAGACCTTATTGGTAATACGAGAGTTGATGTTGATTTGGTAATTAGTTTGTCTGGATATGACCAAGATTCTAGTAGTTGTACGACTGACAGTGCTTATTATAATAGTAGAGCTTATGTTTATATTAGTTATGGTACGAGTGGCGGAACGTATGATGTTGCCCTTGCTACTTTTAGAAAAGCCTATGATAATTGTTATAATGATGGATGTGGCGGCACAGAAACTTTAAGTTTGCGAAAAACTAGTGATACTCAGTGGGCTGTGTATTGGGGGGCATCTCTTTTAAGAACTGTGACTATAGCTGAAGATGTTAAAACTTATTTGACAGTTAAAACTCTTACTTACGCAACTTGTAGAAAGGCAATTTGTGGGGGCAGTAGAGCATCAAGCAGTGCTACCGCGGCTTTAGCTGAAATAAGTTATGGCGGTTTTGGAAAGAATTGGAGTGGTACTAATTTCACTAACGGCAATTATACCGCAACAAGCGATATTCTTATAAATTCAGGCCCGACCGATACAGTAAGTATTTCGCCAACATATTACACTAGTGAAGCTGATGCGAGTTGTACTGCGACTTTTTTTGTTAGTGCTGATGATGGTGCTAATTGGGACGATGTTGCCAGTGAGACTTTTCACACATTTGACACCCCGGGCTCTATTATAAGTTATAAGATAGAAGTTAATGATACTGCGGACACTACTGGCGATAATTGTGGTGTTTATGGAGTTAAGATAGAGGTAGCGTCTAGTTCGCCGAACAATACTGTTATATATTTTGGCACTAGTTCAGAAACTCCTAGTTATAATTTTACAGGTGTGTTGAATGAAACGAATACTCCAATGAGCATAAGTTTTTCTGCGAGTATTCTTAATGATTACGTTGAGGAGTATTGTACAGGAGTAACTTGTACAGTTCCATTGTTGTTAGTCACTGATTCTGGCACTGGAGGCATACTTACCGTTCATAATATGAGTTTCAACCAGACTTTAGATGATGTGTTTGTTGAAGGAACAGATATTAATACTTATTTAGATGGGTGTAGTGGTACTTGTTCTGTTAATATTACAGTAAATAGAAGTAATGATGGAATTATTAAATTCAGTGATTTAAACGTTTTGTATTATGGAAGTGGAAATATTAGTTTGCAGTGTGAAAGTTCTACTGAAAATCTCACTTCTGATTATACATTACAAGTTAGGCATTCACCATTTACTGTGAATTTTGTGTTGCCTCAGATTAATAGTTGGGATATGTACCCCAGTAGTGTTAATGCTAAGAATGTGCAACCATTTGGCCAAACAAGTGTTTCCTCTATTTACATTGCTAATTTTACTGGTGGCGAAGAGGCTACTGATTTATATATGAGTTTAAATAACACTATTGATAGTTGGTTCACTGTTTGGACTACCAACACTAGTAGTTATACCACAAATGCTGTTGTGTTGGAGACTGATGTTGATAATAAAATTTGTGACGGGATAGCTGTGGATGGCAGTTGTAATATTTGGATGTGGGCTAATTTAACTGCTTGTACTAGTGTTGGAATACCTAATTTCCAATGGAACAGTATGTGTCATGATTGTGTAATTACTGTCGATTCTTTGGAAGGTGATTAGAATTGGTTATTAATCGACCCACTACTGTAAGTAAATCTGGCACTATTCATTTACCTGTTATAGACAATAGAGCGCCTAAAGTTATTATTAATGTTGATGATAATGATGGCGTTACTCATACAGTATGTGATACTGTTACTGGAAGCAGTGCTAATAATTGGTGTATAAGTTGTAAGATTACTCGACCTGTCACTTCTAAGTTAGGGAATTTCTCTATTCGTCTTGCTAATACTGAGGGCAAGTGGCTTGAGAGTTTTGATGGTGGAGAAACAGTAGCTATTTATGCTGATTATGTTGATGGCACAACTCGTATGTTTACGGGCAAGATTGATAATGCTAAGTATGGGGTTGATGCTAATACAGGGTTTTATGTAGAACTTGACGGTAGAGATTATCCGGAGTTTGTTGATAAGACTATGACGAATTTACATGCGGCCGCTCTTGTGAGTGAGGCTATTGGAGACATTTTTAATCAAGATTATACTGATATGACATTAGTTTTTTGGAATGGCAGTGTTTGGGCTGAAGCTACTTATGATAGCGAAAGCGAGACTATTACTTGGAGTGACACGGTGACAACTTTTCCAACTGTTAGAGTGAATATGCAATACCAACATAAGAAAGGTTTAAGTATTATTAGTGAGATGTTAGACCGTGGTGGTCTTGGTGGTTATGTTTGGTGGGATGGTAGTAAGTGGACGCTACGAACGTTTTTGACAGACACCATTGAGAATTTAGATGCGAATGTCGCTTACGGTATTAATTTGATTAGTGCCGGAGAGTATGGATTTGAGAACACTAGTGTTTTTAATCGTACATTTGTTTATGGTAAAATGGAGAGCGACAATATTATTTTGTTAAAGATGGAAGAAGATACTAGTAGTCAGAGTGATTTGTGGATTAAAGATTTAATTGTTAGTGCTCCTGAACTATCTACTGTGACTGAAGTTGAGGAGAAGGCTGAGTTTGAAATAGATAAAAATAGTACTCAAACTAACACAGGCCGATTTAATATTATTGGCACGCCAGAGGTTAATCCGGGTGAACAAATTGCCGTTGGCATGCCTTACTGTAATTGCAGTGGATTACATACTGTCACACAAGTTTCTCATAATATTGGTAAAACATTTACTACTACTGTTGAGGTTAGTAAGAATTTGCAGACTGTGGCTCAAGTGTTTAAGCAGAAGGCTAACCCTGATGATTTTGACCAAGGAACCACTAATTTGAACAGTATGACTGATAGTTATACAGCATTTTTTGATGACATTGAAGAAGGAGTCGCTTATAGCGATACTGAGGTTGTTGATGGTAAATTGAAGCTTTCTAGTGGAAAAATAACTGGTAATGCTGTTTCTGCCACTAAAACTTTAGATTACAATGTTAGAAAGTGCGAACTTAGAAGGTTTAGTAATTCTGAAACAGACGATGACGAGTATTTTGTCACCAATGATGGCGGTAGTACATGGGAAGAATTTGATTTTACTACTGGGCTAGCTCATAATTTCGCTACGGCTGGTAATAATATTGCTTGGAAGATTAACATGGAACGATATTCTAGTACTTCTACAAGCCCTTCATACGACGCTTTCTGTATGTTAGTTAAGGCTTAAGATTTCTAAGAAGCCATAGGATGCTCTCTAAGCAACGATAATTCTGGAGTGTTCCTACACGTTTAAGCAATTAAAGTTCGGTAGGTGCAAAGTATAGCAACCTCAGAGCATTCTATACTATAGAAGTAGAGCTTATAGTTTATTATAGATATAATCAATAATTAACGATGAAATAGAATTAAAAAAAATTAAAACCAAAAGCTTATTCTTGGTCTAGTTTAACATTAGCCGCTTTAGGGCCTCTGTCGCCTTCAGTAACGTCAAATGTTACCGCTGTATTTTCTTGTAAATCTTGTGGGCTTGTTTCAATAAGGTCAGTTATGTGAACGAATACTTCGCTACCATCTTCTCCTGTAATAAATCCAAATCCTTTTGTTTCGTTGAAAAATTTTATGTTTCCTTTCATTTTGTTTATATTCTCTCATTATTTGTTAATAAAAAATAATTACATTGTTATGTTATGTGTTGTTATACTTCTTAACACCATATTTATAATACCACTTAGTGTTATTGCACCGCCAGTTTGTAAGTCTACTGAAAGAGCTGTTATAACGCCACCAACTATTGCTAAAGCATTAATCCAGAATGTTTTAGATTCATAAAATCTTTTTGTTGGGTTAACCATATTAATCACCTTTTATTATTGTAATATTGAAAGAAACTGTATTAACAGTTTCCTTTCTGACCGCCTTTTTTGCGACCTGTGCCTTTAGTCGTAGAAGTTGTTCTTCGACCTCGACCTTTGCCTCGCCCATCGCGAGGACCTATAGAGCCCTTATTTGGACCCGTTCCGTTTTTTGTTGGCATATTAACCACCTCAAATTTAATAAAAAAAATAAAAAAATTATATAAGAATTGAATTTTCATTCATTCTTACTTGAAACAAATGTTTGCTATAACAACACCAGAAGGCATTTCAACAACAACTTCATCTTCTTCAACATTGTCCTCGATATTTTTAACCACAAAACCCGCGGTTGTAAGAACATCTGTATCTGTAGTACTAAAGTTTTTGCCATTAATAACAACATCATCTATATCTACCTGTTTAGCATTAGTACCGAGTCTAGAGGCATCAATATTAGCATTTATTGATATTTCTCCAAATGTGTAGATACCGTTGCTTGTTGGGGTTGATGTAGATGTATTTGTACAGTTCCACTCGGGTGAGGTTGTTTCATTTGTACAAACTTCAGTTATCGTTGGGTTTGATACATTTTCACAACTACATTCGAATCCTGTCATATTTATTGTTTCAATTGTCGGTTCAAATGTAGTGTCTTCATACTCAACAGTTAGTGTTGAAGTATTCTGCCATTCATTATCTGAGTCTTTATAGATATATAAAAATCCGTCAAATCCAACTTTGCTCACTTCATCAGTACCAACTGAGAAGTAATCACCATCAGCTTCTAAAAGAAGAACTGGTACACCATCAGGTCCGAAACAGCCATCAAAACCAATGTTAACACTAACGTATTCTGCTTCTTCTAAACTCATAATACCAAAATTGATATAATTATTAGGAAGACTCATGTATTCGTTAATAGCAAAAGCAGGGGTTTCATCATCAACTCTGTAATACTTTTCAGAATTAAAAAGACTGATTGAAACAAGTTTGTCTGCTGTAACATTAATTTCATATTCCCAGAGGTCAAGGTCTTCGTCAAATGATTCTCCAGTAACAATATCGTACTGAATTTCATCATCCCAAATTCTGAATTCTAAGATATCTCCGCCTGATGTTTCTTCTGCTTCGTTTGCTAGAACTTCGCTTATATAGATGTAGTAGTCTCCAACATCATCAGATTCGCCAACATGCATAGCGCGTGACATTTCACCATTAATTACAAGCTTAACATCAGGATTAGTATAATCACTGATTATTTTAGCTGTAACAACAACTTCTTTACCATTAACAAGTAGAGTTTTTGTTTCGCCTTCTTCAAGCATATACTTGTCGCCTTTGACAATAGTTATCATATTAGTATCAGCAAATATAATCTCAAGTTCTTCTCCTAAGAAAACAATCTTCAGACTTTCATTAGCACTAATATCTGATGTAAAAACATCATCATCAAATACGTATTTGTATACGACTGCTTCATCGGCATTAATGGTCATATAAGGTTCATCGCCAAACTCATCATCGCCAAGTTCAGAGGTTGTTACTTCAACATCTGTAGTTAGAACGAGTTCTTCATGAACATCAATTTTTCCGCCGTCGAACTCAATTTGAGTGTCGAGCAATCTTATCATGTCGTTGTCGGTTAGAGTATCTGCAAAATCAGTATTAAGACTTACATCTTTAATAAGTTCACAAATGTCTTCTGCCGTAGCACAAGCTAATTCCACTTCAACAAGTTGTGCTTCTAATACAGCTATTTTACTTGCCAGTTCAGCTACTTCTTCACCTTTAACATCGTTAGACGCTTCAAGTTCAGCTTTTGCTTTCTGGAAATCTGCAATATCTGTGTTCAGATTACTTGTTTCCATATTTAACTTTTCCACAGTAGAAATACATTCTGCTTGTAGTGTGGAAAGTTTTGCTTCATAACTAGTTTTTACATTGTCCTGAGCGGTTTGAACTTGCGTATTAAGTTCATCTTGTGTGTACGTAGGAGTGCAACCTGCTAATCCCAACATACCAATAACCACTAAGAGCGTTATAAATCCAGCCATTAGTTTTCCTTTCTTCATTGTTTACCACCTTACGATAGTTTTTTTAATTTTCCCCATATATAGATTAATTTAATTTATAAATTAAACTATGGAGAATGAGTGTTATTTATCTTTTATTTTTCATCTTTTCAGACGACATATATACTAATATAATAGTTCTAGTATATAAATGTTTCTATTTAGACAGGCGTGTTTATAAGCCCTTTCTTATTCGGACTCTCAAATTAACGACTTCATTATACAATTTATCCCAATTTCCAGAGAAATAGTACTGTAATTGTGTGTAGGTTTCGTATGCTTTCATATCTGTAACGCTAGTACAGAGTTTAATAACGTGCTTTTCATAGTTTTCGGGGTTCAAAGGTATTTTTTCCATCAGAATTGGATTACTACTGTTATAAGTACGCCATTTAGTCTCTTTTTTGATATGTCTTTTGTTCTTTTTGCCTTTCAAAGGAGGATATTTGATAGTTCTCCAGACTCTCTTAATCCCTATATATTCCATACCAGTATCTATTTCAACTATACGATACACAAATCCTACATAATCATCAAGATTAACAGGGATTCCAATCCATTCAAGATTTTTTGTCATTTTTCTTACTCTTCTTAAGTAGTGCATTATCATCTTCACAGATAACATTGACCGGTTTCGTTTCAAAAATAAGCGTGTCAATAAACATTCTATCTTCTTGAAAATCAACTAGCCATCCAGAAAGAACTAACGTCTCTTTAAAGTTATTCATGTCCTGAACAAAATCAAGTAGTTCGTGCATGTGTCTTACTGTTATGATTTTTTTCTTGAATTTTTCTTTTGGCATTTGAGTGTACCTCTAATTATTTCATTATCCAAAATAATTTTCTTTAACGCTTTTTGGGGGTTTAGTGTTCATATTATCAATTTCAGTCTTCATTTGTGCTAACACTTCAGGAGGAGCTTCAGATAAAGGGAGTTTAACTTTTAAAACCTCTTTAGCCAATTGCTCTGGCGTTGGAAATTTTGAAAATAAACCACTCAATTTACCTATAGCTTTTAAAGTTTCTGACAGCATTTTTTCCAATATTTTTATTTTGAAAAACAGAAACGCTATGACACCTATCATACAAGCATTTAAACAAGTCAACACTATTACCATACTTTCTATTAAAACCATTTATCAATCACCTATTTAAACTCTAATATGTACATCATACTCTTTACCACTGAAAGTAGCCTTAGCACAACCAATCTTAAGAGGGGAATATCCTTTGCTTTCAGCATAACTGCCTTTCCACTTCAAATAACCGCCAGTAAGCACATAAACCTTCTTACGTTTTTCTAAAGTCTTATCTTTTTTATTAACTTCATGATAAACTTGGTTATATGTAGCTAAATTATGTGTGTGCCCCATAGCATAAACGTCCGCTTGAGCAAACACACCATATTTCATACATGAATTAAGAGCGCCCGCAACAGTAGTGCTTCCAGTGCTTCCATGAGCCGTATGTAAGATATATGTTTGGGTTCCAATTCTCAAATGATGGAAACATGAATCTCCCAAGTATGGAACTCCTATAGCCTTAGCAATCACTTTCTCAGGACTGATAGTAGTCTCATTGTACATTCTATTACCATGATTACCATTGTGTATTCCAACTATTTTGTCAGCAATTGGCCCGAACAAGTCAATAGCGCAATTAATTTGCTCTTCTGGAGTCATATTATCATCAAAAGACCCTGCTCCTATACTGTGTTTTAAAGCACAATTTATAGTGTCGCCCATCATAATAACTTTAAGATTTTTCTGTTTCTTAATCCAGCTTGTCATCTTAATAACTTCTTCCATATCACAATCTTTTGACCCAAGATGCTGGTCTCCAAAAAATAGGACATCTACTGTACTTCCTTTAACGTCATCGCAATTTATTCGATTTACCTTCATTTTATCACCTAACTTAGTTTTTTAAGTTGTTCTTCTAATCTTAACGCGGAATGCTTCCAAAAAGCAACTTCCGAACCATTCTTTTCTGCTAAAGC